ACCTTTGCCAATCGTGAGCGTGTTAGTAGTGTTGGCAGTAATCGTGGTGCTCCCACCAAGGGAGACGGCATTCCCGTTCACGGTTACTGAGGAATTGGACAACTTAGCGTTGGCGATTGACCCAGCCAACATCGTATTTGTGACGGTTCCGGTGTCACCGCTTGTAATCGCCGTGCCAGTAGTAGCAGGGAGGGTAAACACGGTGCCCGTACCTGCAACCGCAGCAGGAATAATCTGAACACTACCGGACGTGGCTCCAGGAAGAGTCACGCTAAGAATGCCCGTCAAATTTAAATTGGCAGAGGCTCTATTCAGAGTAACTGCTGTGGTGCCGATGTAATGCGTATCTGCTCTAAGAGCAACGGTGCTATCAACAGCGATAGTAACCGCCCCGGACCCATTGAAGCTCGTACCGGACAAGCCAGAGCCAATCGTTAGAGCGTTCGTCGTATTGGCCGTGATGGTCGTTGAACCGCCGAGGGACACCGACTGACCGTTTACGGTAACACTGCTATTAGTCAAAGACCCGTTACCAATGTTCGATAACGTGTTTGAAGCCCCTGAAATGGTCTTATTGGTCAGGGTATCTGTAGTGGCCTTGCCAACTAACGTATCCGTGGCAGCAGGAAGCGTGAGAGTACCTGAGGCTACAGCCGTAGCCACCAAAGTAGTAGTCCCTGAGGTGGCACCAGCAATCGTAAAGCCGCCAGATCCAATGGCAGGGGTCGTGAGAGTCTTGTTCGTTAGAGTCTGACTCCCACTCAAGGTAACAACCGTGCTATCAATTGCGATTGTTACGGCACCCGAACCATTGAAGCTAGTGCCAGACAACCCAGTTCCGATGGTTAGCGCATTTGTGGTGTTGGCTGTAACTGAAATTGATCCCCCGAGAGAAACGGAAGACCCATTGATCGTAACACTACTGTTGGTAAGGGAGCCATTACCAATGTTTGACAGGGTGTTAGAAGCCCCACTAATAGTCTTGTTGGTAAGAGTGTCCGTGGTTGCTTTACCAACCAGAGTGTCGGTAGCAGCAGGAAGGGTAAGCGTTCCTGAGGCCGTGGCGGTTGCTACTAGGGTCGTAGTGCCAGACGTAGCCCCGGCAATCGTAAACCCACCTGACCCAATGGCAGGGGTGGTTAAGGTCTTATTTGTCAGCGTCTGGCTTCCACTTAAAGTAACTACCGTGGAATCAATCGCAATCGTAACAGCCCCCGAACCATTGAAAGACGACCCAGACAAGCCAGTACCGATAGTAAGGGCGTTCGTTGTGTTGGCTGTGATGGTCGTACTACCGCCCAGAGACACAGCGTTCCCATTCACAGTTACGCTGCTGTTTGCCAACTTAGCGTTAGCAATCGAGCCAGCCAACATTGTGTTAGTTACTGTGCCAGTATCTCCGGTGGTGACTAAAGTTCCAGTATTAGCAGGAAGAGTCAGCACAATCCCAGTACCAGCAACCGCATTGGGAATAAGCTGCACCGATCCAGAAGTAGCCCCAGGAAGAGTGACACTGCTGATTCCTGTGAGAGCTAGATTAGCCGAAGCCCTGTTCAGGGCAACTGAAGTTGTACCAATAAAAGTGGTGTCAGCACGCAAAGCCACCGTGCTATCAACAGCAATGGTCACAGCACCGGAACCGTTAAAGCTGGTTCCTGACAAACCGCTACCAATCGTCAAAGCGTTGGTGGTGTTGGCCGTTATGGTAGTGCTTCCACCAAGGGAAACAGACTGCCCATTAACCGTAACACTGCTGTTTGAAAGCTTAGCGTTGGCAATGCTGCCAGCTAGCATCGTGTTCGTTACAGTCCCAGTATCCCCGGTGGTGATCGCTGTTCCGGTTGTAGCCGGGAGAGTAAACACGGTGCTTGTTCCAGCAACAGCGGCAGGGATTACCTGGACACTTCCCGAAGTAGCACCGGGAAGAGTGACGCTCAAAATGCCAGTCAAATTTAAATTAGCTGAAGCCCTATTGAGGGCTACAGACGTAGTGCCAATGAAAGTGGTGTCAGACTTCTGAGCAACCACAGAAGTATCTACGGCAATCGTTACAGGAGAAGACCCGTTGTAACTTGTCCCGGTAAGACCAGTCCCAATCGTGAGAGCGTTGGTAGCTGTCGCAGTAACCGTTATGGACCCACCGAGAGACACGGCAGACCCATTTACTGTAACCGAAGAGTTTGAGAGCTTGGCATTGGCGATACTCCCCGCCAACATGGTGTTCGTAACGGTTCCGGTGTCTGCCGTGGTGATTACTGTGCCAGTTACAGCGGGGAGGGTGATGGTGTTAGAACCAGCCACTGCAATTGGTTGCAGAACAATGGTCCCAGAAGTAGCTCCAGGAAGAGTTACGCTAGAGATACCCGTTAGAGCCAGGTTTGCTGAGGCTCGGTTCAGAGCAACAGAGGTGGTACCAATAAACGTGGTGTCTGCTCTCAACGCCACCGTGGAATCCACAGCAATCGTGATGGGGGTAGACCCGTTATAGCTTGTTCCTGAAAGACCGCTACCAATCGTGAGAGCGTTAGTGGCCGTGGCTGTTACCGTAGTACTTCCACCCAAAGACACAGACTGACCGTTTACAGTCACTGAACTATTGGCTAGCTTCGCATTAGCGATGCTGCCAGAAAGCATGGTGTTAGTAACGGTTCCGGTGTCCCCGGTAGTAACCACCGTCCCTGTGGTGGCAGGGAGGGTAATCGTGGTGGTGCCTGCTACAGAAGCAGGCTGTAACGTAACGGTGCCTGACGTGGCTCCGGGTAGCTGAACACTACTGATCCCGGTTAGGGCAAGGTTAGCAGACGCCCTGTTGAGAGCGACTGCCGTAGTGCCGATGTAATGAGCATCAGCACGTAAAGCAACCGTACTGTCGATAGCAATGGTGACGGCACCAGAGCCATTAAAACTGGTGCCTGACAAACCAGCCCCTATGGTAAGGGCGTTCGTAGTATTCGCTGTGATTGTTGCTGATCCACCAAGAGAAATGGCAGATCCGTTCACGGTTACTGAACTGTTTACCAGCGCAGCATTTGGGATGGAAGTTAGGCTGGCACCACTTCCTGAGAAGGTGGTGGCTGTTACGGTGCCAACATTGCTTAGGTTAAAGCCTCCACCGTTTACATTACCTGCCCAAGTGGCTAGGTCGTTTACGATCTCGTTCCAGTCCGTCGCAGTTACTACATAGTTCGTTGCTCTGGTACTAGGCCAAGCCATAAACTAAACCCTCACTCTAGGTAGAAACGGGGTCTTCCCCTTCACATTCTAGCGGTACGATTGCGTCAAATAACGCATGATTCTCGTGCCACTTACTAACAACTTCGATTGACATAGTGCCATCGGGGTACTTCCCAACCACACTCAAAGACTGAAGGGACTCAGGCTTTCCGTCCTTCCCCACAACAGTCTTCTGCCAACCAACCAGGAAGAAAACTTTATCTTCCTCTCCAGGGGTCTTAAACACCCGCCTACGACAGATCAGTTTCAGTCCAGGCTGGTCAAAATGGTACCGGAGTAAAGGCTTACCATCTCGGAAAAGGGCGAAAGATATGAGCTTGTCTCGCTCAATCTCATGGTACTTAACGCCCTCCTCATTCTCCCCACTAACCCACTCTTTCACTACACGACCGTCGTTATAGGTCGCAACCCATTGTATTGAGTTCATACTTCCAAAAGACTCCTTCTTTTGTTTTACTACCTAGATTTCATCATACCGCCAAGTGAACGTCTCGGCAGAGGAAATTCCGGGGGAAGCAGTGTTATCCACAGCCATCTGATAAACAACCCGATCACCAAACTGACCCGTGCTGGGGTTGTTGATCGAGCCACTGACAGACAACGGAGAACCAGAGGTGTAGGCAAAAGCGTTGCTAGGAGCGCCAGCAAGCGTAGCATAGTTGCCCACCGTCAACTGGATTCCCGTCGTACCAGGCGTCCCGGTAGCCTGGGTGTAAGAGGTAGCAGTGTTGACGTTACAGGTCACACCAGTCCCCAAACCATTACCGCCATCCGTGTACCACTTGATGTTGTTGATGACGCTGGAGGGGGAAGAGGTACAGTTAAGGCGCGTCACCACCCAGTAACTATAGTTTGTCCCCGCAGCCGGAATCTGTACCGGATTAGACGTGCCATTAGTACTGTGTGCGTCTTCTGCGTTCGCACGAGTGTTGATGGACGTGATGTCCGTAGCCGTGGGTCCAGTACTCGTAAGCCGAACAATTTGAATTCCCGCCGCCATAATGTGTCTCCTCTACTGTTGCAATTGGTTGCAGCTACTGAACTGCCATCGTTACCGTATGGTTGCGGCCACCAATCTCGACCTGCCAACCAAAATGGAAAACCCTATGCTCAACATTACGCTGTCCAATCGGAGAATACAACGCTTTTCCTTCAGCGTCATGACCCACACACTGAACGTCCGTTTCTCTGGTTTGAGTGGTTCTGCGAAAGTAAACTAGCTTACGCTTAGTGTTGGGTGGAATCGTGACAGTTGGATCTCCAACCATAACGGGAATTCCGTTTACTTCAAAATGGCCGTCTCTAAGGTCCACCGTGAACCTATTACCACACCCGGCCAACTGAAACAGCACCACATCATTAAGGCGGGTAACTACGTCCGAAAACGAGCTACCCGCCTCTTCACCTTGCACGGAGACATCATTGTAGGTCTGGTTGTACTGTGTTCCGTCTGAGAACAGCACGCCAAACATGTACTTGAAAACTGGTTCCATTGTATTGGTTCTTAGCGATTGTATTCGCCGCCTCTTTTCTTCTAGCTCAGAGCCTCAATAGCAGCCAAGGCTTCATTGACCTGCTGAGTAGACATGTGGCCGTTGGCAATCAAGTCTTCCTCGGTACGCATCAGGCTTAAGCCATGGTTCGCAGCCTTATGAGCCGCTACCATATCTGTCAACTCCTGACCAGAAACCCCTGCGGGGAACTTAATCACACGGTCACACCCTTCCCCATCACAGGCAAAGATGATCTCGTTGTTCGCCACCTTAGCTGTATGCAGCATATCTGCTTGGCAGTTAGCGCAAAAAATAGTCTTCTGCATGGTAGTCTCCTAGTTCTCGTCGTACTGAAGGGTCTGAGTAATCGTAGCCATGTCACCAGCAGCAGCACTACCAGTGGTCTGCAACTGGCTAGCCAGATATTGGGTATAGCCACCGCCAGACGAAAGCGTGGACGCCGGGGAAGCGTTCTCAGGACCGGAAGCAGCAAAGTTCACAGTCAGACCAGAGCCAATCGCAACTGCCGTGGTGAAGTCCGTAGACAGCGCACCGTTAGCAGCAGTACCGGGGGTGGCATAAGTTGAAGTGACCGTACCCTTCAACGTCAAGCCTGTGGCAAGCGAACCAGCCGGAGAAGTGTGGGCCGACCACTTACCATTGAGAATCTGGTTGTACGTGCCACTGAAGATACCAAACTGGTACTTAGTGTACGAATTGTTACCAGCAACAATGGGGCTGGACGTGTACGCCGTAGTCGAGTCGTCAATGTTCTTGTAGTTGCACTCGGTACGAGACGTGTTACGGGTAGTTCCCTTAAGGGGGGAACCCGTCTGCGTACCGTTATCTTCACCCCATGCGAATGTAGCCGCCATGTTCGATCTCCTTAGAAAAACTTAGCCGTCACGTTAACCGCGTTGGCTTTGGAAACTAGAACCAGACGGGCAAATTTAGCCACAATCTGGGGAACTTCCAGTCTGCCAACAAAACTAGAGTTCACTGCACTTAAAGTCGTCTTTGTCACGTAGTACTTGTCGGCATCGGTGTCCGCAGTCTGTAAGTCGATGGAGAACGCACCGGGATCTCCAGAAAACTCAACCTCTACAGAGCAGGTTCCCGGCAACTCTCTGCGATGAAAAGACACCTGCTGACTCTTCCCACCATTGGAAACGGCCTCCGCGCTCCACACGGTAGAGGGACGACCTTGTTCAACTACGGGTGCCGTAGCAGCGTTGTATGCTGGCATGTTTGAGTCCTCAACTACTTATACAGCCTAGCTGAAAAATCTGCAACTAGGAATTGGCGTTAGAGATCGAAGCGGAGATACCTGAGACACTCATAGGAGCGGCTTGTGCGCCTACGAAAGCCTTGGGTTTGGGTAATAGGTCGCTTCTGGATTGAAAGCGGGAGAGGTTCTTTACAACTTTCTGGGGAGGGGCAACCTCTTGTTTCTGAACAACTTCCTTCTTCTCGGCCACTCCACGAGTAGCAAAACCGTTACCTGCTAATTGAAACATGGCTACCTCCAAGAGGTATTATGCCATTGCAATTGGTTGCAGCACAACTAAAAAAAATCCCCGAACCACCCCAATAGCGGGAAGGGTGATCCGGGGCAAGCCTACTACAGGCTAAAACTACATGTGGTGAGTAAAGAACAAGTTGCGATTGGCCTCTCGTGCCTCAAGAGACAAGCTACGCTCCCCTTTCGGACGTGCAGTCGTGAACGTGCTGAGGCTCGGCAAAATGCACTCATTCAACTCCTCCAACTCAGAGAGCATATCATCGCAATCGGTAAACAGCACCTCTGCATCACCACGATGGGCGCGTCCACATTCCAATACAGTACGACTGTTGGCTTTGATTTCACCTTTGGCGTTCACAACCAACTCAACCGGGTGGTTCATGTGGGCGATGTCCTCAGCACTGAAAAACACCCCCATGTTGACGTGGGAATGAACAGCACCGATGGTTCCAGGCTGGATATGCCCGTCTTCAGCTTCACAGTGAGCGCCCGTAGCACGCTGAGGGGGGAAGTACATCTCCGTGATTTGGTAAGACCCGTCCTCAAGCTCATCACCCTTCAGATAGGCAAGCCACTCTGTCTGGATACTCTGAGCAAAAAAGATCCACTTGCTGAACATTCCATAGGGAATGTACACCTTCGTCTTTTTGGCAACAGGGCACCCCGTCAAATCTGATGGGCAGCGAAACACGTCATTCCCGGTTTCCTTCTTCGCCACCTGAGCGGCGATCTCAAAAAACGAATCGTCCGGTTCGTCACTCAACTCCATGTTGTAGGGGAACAAGTCCCCACCACACTCAACGCACTTGCCAGAGTTCTCTCCGACAATAATAATCCCCGCCCTATTACAACGGGAATCAATGCAAGCAACATTAGCAGTAGTCATGCTGCAACCCCTTTCTTCACCATAGAATCAAAAAACTCAACACCTTTCTCGCCAAAACCAATCCGATAGGTGCGATCATAAAAAGGCAACCCATGGACAATCGAACCTACAACAACTGCCGCTGATAGAACACACGGCCCAACCCACACAGGAACAGAGGCGTACCCAGGATTCTCTTCATCCGGGGTTGCAAAGTCCCCCGGAGAATCGGTAACAGTTCCAATGCTACCCTCTGCCGCAGCCTCAAAATAGGAAATGCCTTTATTGGCTGCCCAACCACGAACCATCTTGCGAGACTTCAGGGTGTCAGTGGTAGCAATAATGTGGGAAATCTCCGAACCCAAACCCATCTCATCTGCAATGAATGGGTCAAAATCCCCAGCAGAGTACACTTCACAAGAAGGGCGCACCCTCTTAATGAACCGTCTTACGGCATCGGATTTTCTCTTGTTCACCTCACTGAAATCCACAGGCAAGCGGTTTAGGTTGTGGGGAGAAATGGTGTCTTTATCGAACAGATACACTGCTTGTGCCCCAGCCAGGGCCAGCATATAGGCAACCCAAGACCCCACTCCCCCACACCCCACAACAGCAACGCCATGGACAGTACGCAAATTCAAAGACGCTTGACGATCCATTAAGCCGTCCATACTTCAGTATCTCCTTCTTGTTCAGTTTCAACTCCAAGAACAGCATCACGCTGATTCTCGTTCAAAATCACCTCCAACAAATTGTTAGGCTCAGCCACCGCATTGGCGGCTGTACCAGCAAAGCCTCCAGCAACTACCCCCTGAGTCGCTGTTCCGTTGGTAGGTACAAGGTTAATGGTCCCCATAGTCACTGCCGTAGGGATAGAGGAGACTTCCTCCGTGGGGGCGGTAGCAGGAGCAGGGGTGAGGGCAGCGGCCAGTGCAGCCAACTCGTCTTTCTTGGCCTGTTCTTCTTTAGCCCTTGTAATGAAGTACCCCTGCCAATCTCCCTTAACCAAAAACTTGTACAAATCAGGAGGGATATCCTTCTCAAAGTCTTTTGCCCACTGCTCTGAACCACAAAACAAGGAATTCATCTGGACGTACTGACAAGTCCGTTCTACCCCTCTAACAGCCCTCTTAAACTCTTCTGCACTCGTGATTTTGGGAGGGGCATCAGAAACACCCATGCAGCTAGAGCGATAACTGATGTGAGGCAAAACCCGCCCCAACTCATCCATAAAGCAAGAGGTAGGACTGAAGGTTCCATCCTTACTAACGCAAAACCACACGCCGTACCGACGAGGTACCCCTAAACCAGTACCACGCACAGAGAAAGCATAATCTTTCCCCTTATAACTACCAGCGAAATCGAAACCACGAAGGCGCACTTCAATCACCGTTCGCACACACCACATTTCTTTGCTGGGCTTGAAGAAGTACGGCAACCCAAGTTCCTGAATCCAGTCAGGAGCGGCTAGTTTCCTTTTAGCTTCCTCAAGAACACCTTTTGCAGTGTCCAACTTGTCTTTGGCTTCACTGATTAAACCACTTGCCGCATCCTTGGCAGCGCGTCGAATGAAAATCCCCTCATCCTTAGCCTCTTGTCTAAGACGCTCTCGAATCCCGCTCAAAGCCTTCAACTTACCTGTGGAGGCGACGGGAACCATCTTGTACACAGCGTCCCCAATAGCCATGTAAGCGGCATCTTGAACAGGACTAATCTGCGTGGAACCTGGGCGTTTTGACATCAGGTACTTCACTTCAATGGAACCCAGAATATCGGCCCACTCTTGGAACGAGATCCTCCCAACAGTAAGCCGAATCATATGAGGAACATCATAAGCTCCCCACGCCCCACTTTCCCGAAGGATAACCTTTCTCTCAGGGGATAATGACGACCTTACGATACTAGTGGACCCGGACGTGCCCAAAAAACTACAACCTTCCACTGAAGGGTAGGAATGTCCTTCGACCTGAAACACCTTGACGCTAATCTTAGCGTCTTCGAGGGGTTGTTCTTCTTTCTTCTTGCGTGGCATCACACTCCTTTGTGATCGAACGTACTTGAATTAATGGGGGGCTGGTTGGCCCCCCACAGGACTACCTACCCACGAGCGTCTTTCGACACAATCTCGATCTTCGAGACTCCGGTGAGAGCCTTGTCAGAATCGGACGTGTCAGCCTTGCGGTCATCGACGTACACGCTGAAGCTGCGGATTCCGCTCGCCTTGGCGCGTTCCACGACGAAATCTCCGAGCTTCTTACCGCTGGTGTCATACGTGCCCTTATTGGTGCCATTCACATACAACAGCACCGAATTGGGGGCGACACTGACCTTCTCAGTAGTGGGTGCAGTGGTGGTAAACACCTCCTTCACCGGAGCGCCGATGGTCGCGGTTTTCTGTTTGGGGACATCAGCGGTACGCTGGGCCTTCACAGCAGGGACGGCTTTTCGAGGGGCCGCCTTCGCAACAGGCTTCTTAACTGCTTTCTTCTGGACTGCTTTCTTCTTTGTTGCCATTTCTCCTCCATGAGAGATATTGAATTACTACGAGATTAGATTCTCACAATCAGTTACGTTTGTCAAGAAAAAAGTGCAACTGATTGCAAAAATCCCACGGCCAGCGTACCTAAACAACTGACCAAAACCACACTTTTAAAAGCGGCCATACAGAATATGCAGCAGGGGTACCCGTACAACAGTCTATGCGTATAAGAGCCGCAGAAAAAACACTTAAGATGGGGGAGGAGTGTAGTGTCGTAAGAGGCACCCTCAAGTTCACTAGCTGCTTTAAAAGCCTCGCTAGGAGTCTTAGTACCCCAAACTTCTGTTAACTTAGCAGTAGACTGTGATAAATCAAAACTCACTTCTGGTCCCTCACTTCAGAGAGGCACAGGGCACACAGTCTGTGTCCGTATAGGCTGTGCATAGTCCCCTTACCACACAAAGTACAAGGCTCCGTGTGGGCTGTGCCAGCATACCCTGGAACGGTTTCTAGTGCAAAAAACAACTGCTCCAAAGAAGCCACCCCAAAAGAAGCGTACACCCTCTTGGTGTACTCAGCAGCACTAAGCTCTTTTTCTTCTTTCTTGACCTTAGGCACTAGCGGTGCCTCCAGTCATTTCCGTAGCGCAGGGGTCACAGAACCGAAAACCATTCAGAACGATGTTGCTGGCCTTCCCACCACACATGTAACAAGGCGTGTCCTCTGCCTCGTACAGAGCGGCGTCATGCACAACTCCGATCTTTTTGATGACATGAGCCTCTTTCAGCTTATTGGCAAGTTCTTCTTCAAGAGAGTCAAGCAAAGACCCCTGAGTAGCTTCAGTTTCCTTGTCCGGCTCGTCAGCAGCAACACCCTTAGCTGCCGCGTTCCAGAGTTCTTTCATCCCGTAATTCTTGGCGCACACCGGGCCGTAGCCAACAACCACTGAACGCTTGTCACTCAGGGGAAGGTTACAGAAGCAGCACGCTCCTGTCAGCTTGCCGTACTGAGCGGCAATCCCATGAGGATCGTCTCCAAACTCTTTCAGCAGCGCCTTCAAAGAAGCACGGAAGGTGTCAGAAGACCAGGACTTTCCAGAGAACCAGTCCCCATTCGGAGAGATACGACCGAACCATTCCTGATTGGGGTAGCTACCCTCTCCAGCAACGTTGATGTAACCGGGGGTCTTGCTCTTCACTCCACACAGGCTCAAGGTGATCGTCTTTCCCTCACAGGACAGCTTCACTTTGGGGTACTTCAGATTCACTTTGGCTTTGTTGAACAGTTCCACGACCTTAGTGAAATCTCCAAGGGAGTCACTGGGAACCATCTGGGGAGCAGGTTCGTTTGCACGGGCAATCAGCTTGCCTATAAACGGTGCTTGCTTGGGAGTAAGATCGCCATACTTGTGGTACCCAGCAATCAAGCTGTTGGCGAAAGTCAAATCAGAAGCGGTCTTCAGCTTCCCAAGAACGGCTTGTAGTTCTTCGATGGATTCCTTTGTTACGTTAGGCATTACACTCACTCCTTTGAGTTTTCCTTACAGTTTTAGTATGTAACTATAAGGCGAGTTTGTCAAGAGAAAATTGCAATCAGTTGCAAAAAAAAACTCAACCTTTCCCTGTTGTCTTGATTCTATAAGAATGGTCAGAGCAATGCTTCTGTGTCCGCGTTCCCATGAACTCAATTCCACAAGTCTTACACACCTTTTTCACACGCCCATCATCCGGCATGACAGGACGACTCTCAACTACTGGGGCATAATAGGGAACAATCTTTGTGCTCATATCTCCCGATGCTCAACCTTAACTCCAAGCTCGTTACCCAACAAATCGGCAATGAAAACAGAACGGTGAAGCCCCCCAACACAGCCAATGTAGGCAACCTCAACACCGGGGGCAGATACTTGTTCTTTGACCAAACTAAACAGGCGGTCGAAGTTTCTGGTCTTCCTGATGTACTGCTCAACCTTAAAACTAAAACCATTCAAACTTCGTAGAGTGGGGTCAGAATGCGGGTTCCTGAACATGGACCTGACATCCACAACCACTACTCCTGGGTATTCAACAGGCACGTTTCCATGCTTGTAGCCAAAACTCACAATCTTTTGTAACGCCATTACTCACTCCTTGAGTAGTTACTTAGTCCACTTACCGTAGAGAACCCCAAGCGCAAAAAACAGAAACCAGATTACGTGTTCTTTTTGCACTCAATCTCCAAAGCCTTCAAAAGTTTCTGAACAGAACTGGGGTAGTCCACCCCCACAGCAGAAACCAGAACTGAGCCGTTGTCATCTTCTAACTCAGCAAGCACACCACGCTCCGTGGTTCTATGGGAGACACACATCATGACTTCACGCTCGGTAATGCTAGAGTTCTTAAGCAACTTCCTGGCACCACACAGGGCGTCTTTCGTCATATCGTATCCGTTTCCTTTAAACCCGCCAACTTTAGCACCTTACCAGGGTACCAAGCATGCTCCGGGTTGTATCTTTTCAAGAAGTCTACCACGTTGGAGCCTTTATTACGAGAGATTTGTAGCTTTAGTGCTCTCAGCCCAAGAGTCGCAGTCTTAAATACAGCGTAACCGTCTGGCCCCCTCCTGGCCCCCAACTGACGGGCAAATCGTAGACACCCAGGATTGTTCCACTTGGCGCAGTTCTCGATGCGAGATATGGCGTAAACCAAAGCGGAAGAAACCGTTCTTTGAGGCTTCCAAGTTGGGGCATAGGAAAGGGACGGCACCAAAACCAGCACAGCCACCACAGTAAGCGTGCGAATCACATGTCCTCCTTATTAAGAAAAACCCCCTGCTTTGCTAAAGCAGATCTCTTCATGTACACCAGATGTTGGCAAAAATGACAGCAATCTTTCTGGTTCTTGGGGTTCAGAATGGCCTTCATAGTCCTGATCTCGTAAACACCACAGAGACACAAAACCACATACAGCCTCTTGGAACTAGAAGTCTTTTCTTTCTTCTTGTAGTACACCCCTACCACAGTGAACCTACCGAACTTCATTCCAATAACAGCAAGCTGCAACGGATCTTTGGGAGGCACTAATTTCGGGCACTCCCTAGACCACACCCCAACGTAGTTAAGGTGGTCTGGCTCATAATGAACACCGGGCTTAGTCACCCGCACAGCGGCCTTATTCACAGGGATAGGAAAAGACAACTTTCCCAAGTGCGAGTAGGAGCTTTTACTCACTTACCCTCCAGTTGCTCAATAAGCCTAAGAACTACCTTGGCTTTCGCGTAATCCACAGAATCCCTGAACACCAGGGGGTACTCATGGGAGGACAGCTTATGCAAAGCGCCCATGGCTCTGTTGGTCAACTTGGAGTAACAGGTAGCACAGCAGGAAGAAAGAGGCGGCTGGTCTATGAGAGGACTTCCAGGGTAATACCAAACCTGACCCTCGATTTTTTCACCACACTCGGTACAGTTCACTTTTCCCTCCTAGCGATTGAACATTGAGGACACTTGCGCCATGAAGCTAACAGCAGAGTTGTAAGACTGAACAGACGCCATGGCACTAACAATGTCACGTTCGGTGCTGCCCCAAGTAACTTCCGGCTCTAAACGAAACCCGGTATCACTACCCTCGTCTTTGGAGAATCGAAGATGCACAGTACAATCCGTGGCCCATGCACCGGGAGCAGCATCGAACTTGAAGTACATGGTACTCAAAAAAGAGTAACCAGTGTCCACAAACTGGTAGGCTTTTTCCTCGATCTGGGCCATATCTAGCGGGACCACAAAATCTGGGGCCTTCTTCACTGCTTCCAAAATTCTACCGATCCTCTCCTTAAAGAGGCGGTTCTTTTCTTCAGGTGTGTACTTGGATTTCATGTTGTTCTCACTCCTTTGAGATTGTTACTACGCTTTAAGTATCGCACTATTCACGGAGTTTGTCAACACAATTACACCTGATAAACGTCTAATCCATCTAAACAAATGAACTCATTGAGCCATTTATCGCTTGGATCAACCCTACCATACTGATTGTAGGCTTTGCACACAGCATACATGTCCAGCCACACCCCCTGGAAACGATGGTCATTACCAGCGCAGTGCGTACCATCACAACACCACTCAGGTATGGGCTTCGGACTTTTCCACCTCTCAACAGCTTTGTCATAAGCCTCCACGCACTCACCAAACAGAACAGGCTCGATAGTCGAAGCAACAGGACTGTTTCCCCCCGCCAACATCCACACGGCTTGGCACAGGTAGTTGTTGTCCCCGGATAGAGCAGACCGCTCTTTAAGATGAAACTCTGCCAGCATCTTGGCGTTGTCGTTGTTAGCGGCTTTGGCTAGGTCTAGCACATACTCAGCTTGCTTCGTTGAGGTAACAGATTCCTTCAAAGCATCAAAGGACAGCACAGCACCCAAAGCCATGAACTTATCCTGGTCGGCAATGGCGGTTTCTAGGTGCTTTTTGAGGGTGGCTTCTTTATGATCCCAACCTAAGTACAACCACTTGCGATACCCCACAAGAGCAGAGTACATGTAGTCGTGCCCATTGGTGCTGGGATGCCACCAGTTTGGCACTTTGCAAATTCGGAGCACGTCTGCAATCAAGTGCAAAATTCCAGTACTCATGGCAGAGTTCTTGCGGAAATTTGAAACTACCTTCTCCATCACAGCGAGAGAGTGCCCATCTTCAGCAGCCTCAATCAGAATTCGACGGGCGAGACGATAGTGGTACTTCTTGTCCTCTCTAAACTTTGCGCTATCGAGGTACAGTAGCCAATACACAGCGTCTTCAGGACGGCGCAAACGAATCGACTTCACCATACCAGATAGAGCTTGAGAGAAGGTTGGGTGGGTGGTCATCTGAGCAAACTTGGACCATCTAGCCCCAAGGTGGTCAAGGTGTTTACACATCCCATTCCTATTCACTTTCCCGCTAACAAAAGACGGGCAGTTACAGGTGCGATTCGTCACATCCACCGTGTACCTGGTTTCTGAAGCACTGAAGGACTTCAGACTGAAAATACGGCTGTCAGTTTTTTTGAAAAGAAGGGCCAAGGACTCACTCCATTGATTATCGAAAGTTTCGATTTAATTGAGTGTATCACAAAGGCAAAGGTTTGTCAATAAAGAATTTAGGCTATAGGCGTATCCGCAACACATGAAACAACTCTGCTTTGCCAAAACCAGCCTCAAGACCACGTAAATTACCCAGAGCAGTAACCCCAGCTATAGAGTACAGATGGTGTTCTCCACGCATCTGCGTCTCATACTTGGATAGAGCCTCCACTTTCCGATCCCAATAATCGGTCACGTTTGCATACAGCCCGCCCTTACCAGCGTTAGCCTCTGAACCATCACCCCAGTTAGTAGAGGGATACTCATAGGCAGCAATCAAAGTGGGCTGGTGCTTTGCAGCAGACGGCCTTGTGGCAGCTATGCCAACCTCCCAAGTGTAACGATGATCCTGGTGAGACGAGGGGAGGGGGATCAGTACCTCCGTTGGCTTGAACTGGTCGATGATGTCATCAAGCATACCGACAAACTGAGACTGCGGGGCGGTGTAGAGGTTCCCGTCCAAATTGTGGGACAGAACACTATGGGTCTGCACGCCGAGGACCGCCATGGAGTTTTGAAGTTCATATTCCCTCTCTGCAACCGTTACTACCCCCCTATGCCTAAACTTCACAGAAGAGACGGACATTACTACAACTTGCACCTCTCCCCCAGCAGCAACGGTACGAGCGATATAACCTCCACAGCCAATCTCTGCATCGTCGGCGTGAGGACTAATAACTAGCAACTTGTTCATGTAGTCACCTTGTACCTTGGCCCAGTCCCCTTGGGGAGACTAGGCAGAGCGTCCATCAATTTCGAGGCGAACGAACTTAGAAGATACTCTTTCCTTATGAAAGGAATTACCTCATTCTCCAGATAACCAAAAGCCTCATCGTAGTTCTTACGAACATACAAGGCCATACCTGGAAGGTCTTCTAGGGAACAAGTGTACTTGTAGCCTGGAAGCAACTTCTTTACCCACGGGTAGTCAACGAAAACACAGACAACCCCACTAAGCAAAAGCTCTATGTAGTAAAGACCAAAGCTCTCAAAATGACAAGTTACCATAGCAAAAGCGTACTTTCTCAACGCCTCTGCGTACTCTTTCCTGTCCAAAATCATGGGCTTGGCCGTATACCCCTCAGTCGTGAAGTCGTTGAGGCGAGACAAGCTCAGCTTAGTGGACATGAACATGTCCGTATTAGGTTGCCCAACTCCGATAAGCCTGAACATGGGCATCAAACGCTTAGTAGTTTCCTGGTGATCCTCGAACCTCTTGTCCTCACAAATACGGGTGATGGGGCAGATCCAGTTGTCCAACCTGTCGGTCTTTTTCTCAAAATGGAAGCAGTCTAGTACTCCGTAAGGAATCTGCACGAAATTCTTGTCTAGCTTACGAATGTTGGCGGGATTGAACAGTTCTTTTGCCCTTCCCATCAAATCCCCATAGATAGCAGGAGAAATACAGATCATGGCAGTCTCAAACCCAGTCGCCAGGTACCCTGCCATCATAGCTTGAGTGTACGTCTCACAAGACATTGAGAACACGTTTACTAGCTGACCACACTTCCACCAACGATTAGCAGCAGACTGAACGTATACCATCTGCTTGGGTTCAAAATTGAGCAGCAGGTCTGGCCCCATCTTGGCGCACTCTTGGTAGGAACCATGAATCTCTACCTCATGGCCCAGCTTCTTCAACTCCACACTCAAATCCCTGCACATGATGTACAGCGACCCGTGCTCGTTGGGGCTGGTTAAAAGACTAATCTTCATCTTCACCCTCATCAACAACTGAGCCTAGCGTCACGACTTCATCCACAAACTTTTGGAGACGGTAGGTTTGCCGTATGTACGGCACAACAACTTCTTTTAAATACTGGCGATACTCCTCGTAATTATCGAGAACATGGATGGCACCAGCAGCCAAATCCTCCTTACTGAAGATCAACTTGTCAGCAACGGGCAACAGGGTTCGTACCCAAGGCTTGTCCAAAAATACACCAACGGCCCCAGTACACATTAGCTCTAAGTAATAGATCCCAAAACTCTCTGACTTAGAGGTGCAAAGGAACATGCCGCAGTCTTTCACTAAACCACGGTAATCATCCCTGCTGCTTGGCTGGTCAACATACCTGTAGTCTGGAAACTCGGAAGGTGGAGCCGCCTGCCACAACTTAGGGGAGTAGATGAACATGGAGTCCAGCTTGATCCCATCACGTAGGAGCAGCGCGTTAGTCACTTTTCCAGTTATGGCGTAATGCAGGTCTATGTCTTTGTGCTTTCTGTCAATACGATTGAACGGCACAACCCACTTGTACTTGTTCTTTTCCTCGCTCCACTCAAAAGCATCCTCTATTCCATAAAGAATGCAATGAACAGACTCCAGTATCTTTCTCAACTTAGTGGCATTCAACCAAGTACGAGCAAACTTAGTAACAGCGTTGTGGGAGTGTCTTGAGTGTACTACCAACGGAATCCGGGGGGTAACTCTCCCGATAAGACCTAGCTTATCCCCTGCTGTCAACTCTTCAAAGTTTCCACCTAGAACCACTACAAGTTTTTTGTAGTGCTGAAATCTTTGGGCGGTAACAAGTTTGGGGGTTGCTTCCCAATCAACGTTAACAACTAGGTCCACATGGTCAAGATCACTTTGCCTGTTAGACACAACCGCCCCAGGAATGCAGTTGGCTATAGACTTAGCCAAAAAATACATGGACGAGTCTGGATCATTATTTCCAAACCAAACACATACTCTCACGCCTACACCCCTCTTAGAACACGCAAAACTTCGGCTTTGGAACATCTTGCAAGCAAATCTAGTATGGAGGTTTGTGCGTCCACACCCCCAACATAGCTAGGCATGATGTACTTCTGGCAATCAATTGCAATTCTACGCTCAGCGAATGGCCCAGTCTCAAGATACTTCAAGGGGGCGTCAGCAGCACACACATACGTCTCCCCACCTAAAGACTTACCAATGTTTGCAAGCCACTCAGAAGCACTTTCTGGACGATGAACAAAAAGCTGCTCCACAGGCAGCACGAGCAACTCTACCCCTAAATAATCCCTAATTGCGATGGTGGTACGAGTGCAGTACTGACCAAACGTCTCTCCTGGCTTATACTCCAACAAAGAGAGCACTAAATCCAAATTCGGACACCCGCTATACACCATCGACACAGTTTTTCTTAAACGGTGGAAAAACCTTTCTGGGTCGGCAAACTGCACCTCGTTGATAGTCTTCCCGAACCTGGCTTTTAGGGGAGTGGAGATGATGGGGCGATAGTTCTTGGCATTAAGCTGAAACCTCGTGTGCCACCCCTCATTTTTGGCATAGTCTTCACCCAAGAGTACAAGCGTGTCCACACTAAGAAACCTTGCCCACAGGTAGATGGGGGAAAACATCTGCGGCTGATGAACGGTGTACCTCATCACACTCCTTTGTACCACTTACTCAGTATACTCGTCTTGGTACGTCTGAGTCTTAGAATTCTTCTTTTCCAGATTATCCGCTGCCGCAGACGAAAGGGACGGAGGTATCGCAGATGGAGGTATACCAAACATCGCCCAAATCTCACGCCGCATCGTCAACCCAAACACCACGCCTGCAAGAGAGTCGGCACAGTCTTTTGATCCGTCTGGAGGGTGGTCAATCTTTCCGGTTTTAGAGTCACGTTCCAATGCCAGCAACTCCTTCAACACATGTGGATGAACAGGGATACTTACCCTATCATCATACATGGCGCTCTTTAGGAACTCATAAGGACGGCACGGCACAGTATCAATGGACTGCTGACCTGTGATGAAACCTTTCTGGCGTAGGATCTGCTGACTGTCTGTGGACTGGAATTGGTCAAACGTCACCCACCTAATGTTGAGTCCTAGAGACTTCAACACAAACAATACTTTACGAATCTTTGAGAACAGTATCTCCCCGTTCTTAGGAGGCTTGATCTCTAACACGCCATCAATGTGAATCTCTGGCATGAAATACTCCGTGTCCGATTCACCAGCATTACGGAACCCTGTAACAGTGCCTATAGTCAACCCAGCACTATCATTGCTGATAGCCAAATCTACGTGAACGAATCGTGGAAGCTCAGGTTTATGGAACTTGGCCTTATCCAGCTTTAACAGAGTCTCCACAAAGTCAACAGGAGACTGGTTGAAGATGGACTCTCTGGACTTCTTGAAGGACTGGCTTACCTTCTCCACCTCAAGCATGAAGGGGTGGCGTGCTAAGGTGCTAACACCAGCGATTTCACGAAGGGCGTTGATGATGTCTTTGTTGAACTCCTCTTTGAATTCGAGGGGCACAGACACCACCAGTGCTCTATCTTCGTCTTTTACCTCTTCTCCATCGTTAAGGATTCTAGGCTTACGGGTTAGATCTCCAACAAAAACATGGAACCAACCGGAGGTGAAGGAGGACGGCTTTACGTCCCAAACCCTCTTATCATAGACGTAGATCGTCTTGTCCCTCTTCGCCTCATCAACTTTTTGGTCGGTGAACTGACCTGGGTACTTCTTAGAAGACACGAGGCAGAGAATACCGGGCATCTTGCCGGATTCCATAAAACGAGACTTGCGGCGACGAGCGATGCTGTTGTAAACGGCAACTGCTTGGTCATAGGTACCCTTATCAACACTAACCTTAGACTTCTCCACCACGGCCATGTAGTTCAATTCGTCAATAATCCCACCAATGACGTTCTGACCGATGGCGGCAGTCTCACTACCAGCAACAGGAACTACCGAGATTCTGTTTGGGAAGTCCAGGCGCGACTCAAGACCTTTGTTAAAGGGAAAATGGGTGTTGAAGTACGGGCTAGCCCCTATCATCTCCCTAAAACGCTTATAGTCTACACCCTCCGCTAACCTCTTGGTAATGGACTGGAAGATGAACAGGATTTCTGACGCTGGATCTAGTCCGTATAGACGCTGAGGCGACCTGAGGCAGGAGAGCAAGTACAACTGATAGGCACAGGTGTACAGTGCAAGGGTGGTCTTGCCAGAACCAATACCTCCGGTGAGAATTGCTTCGACGTAGGCTCCACTATTGAGTTCTTCAGCGCAGTCAAGGACGGCATCGTAAATCTCACCCCCCTTGCCCAAGTAGTCAGGTGAAACGATAAACTCACGGATTCCAACTGGTTTCCACTTATATTGGATGTCTGCAACAGAAGCTCCTACTGGCTGTTTAAGGATCTGCTCAGTAACTAGTACCACTAAGTCACTGTAGTACTTGGCACGGACGTTCAGATCCATGATCTTTTGTCCAGCCATATACATTTCCCTAGCATCGTGCGGGGGTAGATGCTGCTTTAGGAAAGCAAACGTTCTATCCGCTAAGGAGTCGAACTTTAGGTGGGGCTTGGCTTTTCCACCCTCCACACCGCGCTTAAAGACAAGAGCCATTACGCACCGTGTTTAGCAAGCAGACGGTTAGCCGTCTCATAGGCTTCGTAGGCTTGCTTTTGAACGTTTGTACCATCAGGGAGGGTGGTTGAGGTAATCACACCACGGCCAACCAAAGAGGGCTGTTGTGTGGAGTGGAACTCGTCTAAACCAAGCTCAAATCTCAACTTCTGCAAAGTTCCAAGCTGGTCCACGTAGTCATTGATAACTGCGTTGAGCGCAGTCATGGGGAGAGGCATAGCCTTTTCTTTTTCGGCCAACCTCTTAATTCTGGCCTCTTGGAGAAAGATCACATCTCCCAGCTTCTCCATCACGTTAGGGGTTCCACGCAGGATGCGCTGTACCTCTGGTGCTAGAGCGGTTGCAGTTGATTGCAATTCTTCCTTGAGGGTTTCACCAAACACTCCCTCTGCCATCTGAAGACGAAGACGGTTTACTTGCTGAGTAAGAGTCTTCTCAGCTACATCATTCAGTTGGCCCCACTCCTGCTGAATCGTTCGTGCAACTGCCATAGCAGACACGCCACGAGCGAGGTCATTCTTGATCTTTAAAAACCTATCTTCGCCTAGATCCTTCAGGCGCTCGAAAGCCATGGACTACTCCTTGCCCCTACAATAGTAGCATCGTTCTACAAAAAGAAAAAGACCCCAAATTTCTTCAGGGTCTAGTTCTAGCAGTTGGTGATTCATGGGGGCGTCCACGGGAGACTTTCTAGCCTGATGCAGGATTTCCCTGCATACCACACCCATACTGCTGATACCGTGCCCCCTCTTTCTGTTTCCAGGCTGGGGGCAATTCCCAGGCTTCACTGCTGTTTAGGCAGCGAACGCAAGCTGCATATCAGGAGCGAACAAGTCCGCAACCTTCTTCACAGCCGCTTTAGCCATCACCAGAACATTGTTCTTGGCGTTTTTGTGTTTACGCTCATTCACCGGGTACTTTCAAGCGTTAGTTGACTACGAATTTCACGTAATCTCGCCACTCTGTATATATGCACCCGAGTACGGTGGTCGTCTACCGCTGCTCTTGACTTTACCTCACGCCGCAGTCGAAACCTTTACGCCCCCACCATCATCAACTAAGCCCTTGCAAGGGTCAGTGCTCTGTGTCAAGTTCCATGCCTGGTTCCTGGGCCACTAGCTGGTGACAACCTAGTTGATGAAGGTGGAGGCGAGGAGAGTCGAACTCCTGTCCTACGCACGCTACTTCCAGCCTTCAGGTATTTCTACCAACGAACAAATCTCTAATGAAGTCAATGAAGTGTTCTTGGGATCTCACCGGGGATTACTCCCTTGTTCCAACGGAACTGCCTTGCAAAGCGGTTCTTTTACAGTAGGGCTACTAGTATACCCCGCAAACACCCTGAGTACTCGAAACTCTCTCCCGCCCCGTATCAGGGGGCAGTGTGCAACCTTACACTATAGGCACTGTGTTGTCTATCCACGAACAATTCATTGACTTCACAAAAGTTGGCAGGACACTGCCCATTCTGTTAGTATCCTTTCGGTCCCCCCTACCAGCGCATGCGTGCTGGGGTTAGGCGACAGTGGTGCCCTGCCTTCTTTTTACTTTCCGCTCAGGTCGCTCACTTTCAGAATCCTGCTTGGCTGTCATACAGACTCACCTCGCTACCATCCTTCCGTGCCCTCAGTGCGGAAAAACTTGATTCAGATTTCAAAGAACTTTTACTGCTAACCCCTACTATCAGCAGGGTGCGTCTTGGGAGGCTTTGCTACGGCCTTCTTCTTCTTGTGCTGACGCAACTCCCAATCCTGACAGAACTTGATAGCAGCATCAGCGTCAATCAGCACCCCCACCTTACGCTTTTGACGGCGTAGATAGAGAATCATGTGCTGAGAGAAGGCTGCCTTACCTTGTGCTGCGGTGTTTCGGTTTGCCATACACACTCCTAGCTCAAAAATTTGAGGGGGGTTTTACGGTACTTCTACCGCTTCGGGACCGTTTCAGGCACGCCCCCCACACCCGAAAAACCTAACTACGAAATTCAGCCATTTCCTTATCCTTGTCAAACCCAAGTCTTCGCTTGGTAGTAAGATGATACCACTACTTCCTGAAAAAGAAAAGAGCCTTTTGAAACTTCGCCAACCACCACAGGTAAGGACTAAGCATTCAGAGCCTCAGCGATCAGGCGCTTTCCATGGCGACGAATGATCTGGGCGACCCAACGCTTATACTCGCCCTTGCGTCCCCCGTCTTCTTTGATCTTAATGTTGTCGCGTTTCATATTTCTAGTATCGCACTAAGAAGCGGTTTTGTCAAGAGTTTTTTGCACTTGATTGCAACAGGCTGCACAGTAGTACGCAACAAAAGGCTCACCCTCTAGGTCAGCATACACGGGACTTGGTGCCCTGCCCATGATCTCGTCGTACACCCCCTCTGAGTCTTTAATCACGGCCACCTTACCACATCGGCAGCAGCGAACAATCGTTGGGGTGTTCTCGTACTCTTTGACTTTGACAATGTTCATGATCTTTGATGGCTACTACTAAACTTGGAACTTTCTAGCACAAGCCCTACTACAGTAGGCATACCCACGCTTTACAAGACCGTGATCTGCGCCCTTCCTAACGGTCTTCTCCTTCCCACACCTAGCGCATAGGTAAGTAACCTTAACAGCAGGATTATCAACTGCACGCTTCGCCCTGTTCTGACCTCTAGTCAAAACTTGCAAATTGTCCAAACTATCATTTAACCTATCTCCATCCACATGGTCAACCTCCTCTTCCCTAGACAAAATACGACCCAAACATACAGACATCAGGTACTTTGCGTAAGAAAAAGTAGTTCTACTTCCATCTGGAAAAATAACTACGGCCATGCGCCTACCCATCTTCTTGTGGAGAATGGGAGCATACACTCTACACCCATCAAAAGGCTTCAACGGGTTCTTTACCCTTGGCATACACCACTTCCTAGCTGCACTAACCATCTGTGCTAAGGGGCCTAAAACTTGTCTGCGTCGGTGGTCGAATTGCTCCCTCAGCCCCCGCCATCCCAATGGACTGATGTTCGTTATGGGCGGTTATTTTCTCTATCCGATACTTACTTCGCGCAGAAACTTGGTACTCTCGGCAAGACTCGAACTTGCAACACCCGACTTAGAAGGTCGGTGCTCTATCCTATTGAGCTACGAGAGCAGATACTTATACAACCAAACCAAAAACAAGGCGAACCACGCGACATCAAAGAGGGATGGGGTCTTGCATCGCGTTCTCCACTCCCCAAAAGCGGCAGAGTGCGTGTTACCTCTAGGCCCTCTAGCCCCGCACTTAAAGCACTCCACAACTATGCCGGGGTACTTCATGTCAACGTGGGAGTACACATCTCTACCCCCACAGAACGGACACTTTTTCTCACGCATCTTTCTCCTCCTCCACAAGATCTACCCCTATGGAGTAGTATCCGTTACTCTCACCAAGCCAACGCAAGACAACTAGACCTTTTGCGGTGGTTAGTCGATAGAAAGTCCATTGGTGGTACTCTTCCGCTAAATCTGGGGGCGGGTCGTCCTGATTGGAGGACTCTTCAGCAGACAGGATAGGAGAGTCTTCTAGGTCTTTAAGATCACCACAGATGTCATCCAGGTAAACAAACTCACAACAATCCTGTCTGTGCTCAAGTCTGAAGGTTCTGTCTCCCTCTAAAACGAGAGTGTCCCAATACTCGCACGACTTGTCCACCCACACTTTTTTGAATGACAAGCCTACTAGAGTGCTTATGGGTTGTAGTACCATGCAGGGCCTCACTCCTTTGAGGTTAAAGATATTTCGGAAAGCCCCAACTGTTACAGGTGGAGCGTCCTCCAATGCCTTCCTGGTGTTTCACCAGCCCTTCCGTCCACCGCGCTCGGACTTACGTGGATGCTTTCGGAGTGGCAATAACAGCAGGGCTTTCCGAAATAGCTTTAAGGGTTTTATTTCATAGCTTATGATCGCACTAAGAGATGGTTTTGTCAAGAGATTTTTGCAGTTGATTGCAAAAAAAAATGGTACTCCTGGAAGGACTCGAACCTTCACTGCA